ATTCGACCAACGGCTCGGCCGCGGTGGACTGCGTGTGCGGCGACCTCGACAGCACCGGCACGACGTGGGAGGCAGCCAGCGGCTCGGCGTGGGCCGACGGTTTCTCGATCGGCGGCGACCCGGGGACCCCAACCATCAACTCGTCCATCGACCACTGCACTGCATACCACTGCAGCGACGACGGCTTCGACAACTGGGGGCCTTCGACGGGCTTCGCGTTCACCAACAGCCTGTCGTACAACCACCCCATCGCGAGCGGCAACGGCTGCGGGTTCAAGGTGAGCGGCGGCTTCCCCGCCACCGGCGCTACCGCGGACCACTGCATCGCATACAACTGCAACATCGGGTTCACGCCCAACGAGGGCGGGCTCACGCGCGTGAAGAACTGCACCGCTTACAACGACGCGTTCGGCGGGTTCATGAACTGCGACGTGAACCAGTCCCCGTCCGCCACGGTGTCGGACAACATCGTCAAGGCCGGCGAGACGGGCGTCTTCCTGAACGGGTTCACCGGCTACACGGTGACGAACAACTCGTGGCAGCGCGGCGGCACGGTGGCGTTCATCAGCACCACGCTGGGCAACGTGAACTTCCTGCGCCCCACGGTGGGCGGCGGGTTCGAGGACATCGGGGCCTACGCGGGGATCTGACGTGACAGCCCTGTACACCGCCGGCCTCGTCGCGCGCTGCGATCAGCGCCCGATCGACATCTGCGAATCACTCGCCGAGGCCATGGCCGGCAAGGTGGCCTTCGTCGGAAACCAGATGGTCATGCGGGCGTGGGACGAGGCATCGCTCGAGGCGGCTATTGCAACCGCCATCACGCTCGGTGACGACGACTTCGCCGCCCCGATCGACGCGGTGCAGTCCGGCACGCCGCGAGAGCACCTGTTCAACATCGTCAACGCCAAGATCATCGACGACGAGCAGGGCTGGAAACCCGACGTCGACGTGCCGCAGGTCGCGGCGCAGGAGTTCGTCACGCACGACGGCGCCGAGCTGCCGATCGACGTGCAGTTCGAGGCGATCCACTCGTCGGCGCAGGCCCAGCAGGTGGCCGCGGTGAAGCTGCGCGAGGCGCGGCAGGCCATGACGCTGACGGCCAAGTTCAAGATGCGCGCCTATCCGCTGCAGCTGTTCGACGTGGTACTGTTGACGTGCTCCTACCTCGGGGTCGTCAGCAAGCCGTTCGAGGTGCTGAACCGCAAGTGGGCGCTGGGCATGGCCATCGAGCTGGTGCTGCGCGAGATCGACCCGAGCATCTACACCTTCGGCAACACGTTCGAGGCGATCGACCCGGCGCCGAACACGCTGCTGCCGCTGCCGACGACGGTGGCGCAGCTCACCGGACTTGCGGTGGAGAGCGGCACCGCGGGGCTGTCCGATGGCTCGATCATCGCGCGCACCAAGGTGTCGTGGACGCCATCGACCGATCTGGCGGTCACGCAGAACGGGACGGTCGAGGTGCAGTTCCGCAAGCTGATCGATGCGATCACCGACGACTGGCCCTCGGTCAAGGAGCAGGGCAGCGCTGCCGAGAGCACCATCAACGGGCTGACCGGTGGCGATACCTACGCCTTCCGCGCCAGGTTCATCAACGGCAACGGCGTTCGGGGGGCATGGTCGACGCAGCTGACGCACCTGGTTGCGGCCGCCCGGTCGGTGTCGATCGGGTTCGCCGCGCTCGGCAGCAACCACGTCATCGACAACAACAATTTCACGGTCGCGACCATCGACGTCGACACCGAGGGCCGGCCGACGGTGGTGTTCGCTCAACTGAGCCTGCAGAACACGAGCACAACGATCTCGTGGCAACAGCTGACGTTCCAGATCAGCGACGGAGCCGGCAACATCAAGCGGCAGTACGTCAAGACGTGGCCGCGCGACACCTCGAAGGGCACCGAGTACGACGTGGTCAGCTTCAGCTTCTACGAGACCAGCACGACCGCCGGGGTGAAGCGATACCAGCTCGAAGCGGTGGGCGCGGCGACGACAAACGTCACCATCCTGGCCGATGGTGGCACGTACATCACGGCGTTGCGATAAACGGAGTAACTCAGATGAACAAGCTCAAAGCCTACCTGCGCGACCTGTGGAACGCCCTGCGCGGCAAGGGGCCGAGCACTCAGGCCGGTGGCGGCCCGCCGGTGCCGAAGTGAACCCGGTCTGGCTGTTCGTGCTGCTCGCGATGGCGCACTACACCTACGACTTCTTCCCCAACCGCTGGGCGACGTGTCTGGCGTTCATGGGGCTGCTGTCGGCCTGGTTGTTGTGGAGCATTCGCGGGCCCAGGCACGGGCTGCTGTGGTTGGTGTGCGTGTTCGGCGTCGTCGAGGGGCTCGAGCTCTTCGCGTGCCAGCTCGCAAGCAATTGGCAAGAGGTCGATGCTGCACGTTTCCGCGGTGTGTGCGAGGCATACACCGGGGTGAACTTGTACGGGTGGGGGCTCGTCGCGTTGGCATTCCTGGCTCATCGCGTAGCGAAGGCGAAAAATGGCAGAACCTAACATCTTCGCGGCGTCCGCGGCCACGGCTGCCGGTGCCGCGACGGTCCCGTTCCTGGCCCTGCTCGGGCTCGACCTCACCTACGTGGGCGCCGGGCTCGTGGGGGTCGTGATCACGCAGACCCTGCTGCCCACTCCAGGCGTGTCGATGGGCGCGGTGGCGGCCAAGGCTGTCGGGTCGGTGCTGCTGGCGTCGCTTGCAACCCCTTTCTCGGTGGCGATCGTGGTGTCGCTCGGGCATGCGTGGCTGCCGGTTGTGCCGGAGTGGCACGTCAAGGCCGCGCTCGCCGCCACCGTGGGCGGGTTCGCACAGATCATCCTGCTCAAGATTCGGGCCGCCGTGGATCGCTTCGGACCGAAGGGGGCGCCCGATGCTTGAACTCGTCACCGGCACGCTGCCGATCCTGGAGTGGGTGAACTCGGGCGTCTGCCTGGCGCTGTTGTGCTGCCTGCTGCCGGTTGCAACCGTCGCATCGAAGTGGCAGCACCGCACCTCGAACATCCTGATGGCGCTGGCGCTCGGGATCCAGGTGGCCGACCCGTTTGCGCGCTGGATCCCAACCGTGGCGTGGACACAGGTGCTGCTCAACGCCGCCATTCTGGCCGTGGTGATCGTGTGGCGACACGAGATCTGGGCCGTCGTCCGGCACCGGCTGCGAATCGAGCCGCGACAGTTCCACCGCAGGGCGACCGACATGCTAGGGCAGCCATGACGCTGCTGCGCGAGTTCGGCGACCGCCTGCTGTGCTACCTGCAGCGCCTGGTGGGCCTGGTGGTGGTGTTGGCGCTGTTCGGGCTGATCGCGGTGGCGCTGTTCGGCACGCCGCGCGGCCAGGCGGCAACGTGCCCAGCGCAGCCGCTGTGCGAGCCCTACACCACGCTCGACCGCAACCTGTGCGGGCCCGAACTGCGCGGCCGCACCGCCACCGGCGAGTGGCGCGGCTGGTGGTATCGGGTGGCGGTCACGCCCACCTCGTGGGAGTGGTGCCGGTTTAGCTGGGCGTCGCTCGACAAGGTGGCCCCCACCACGCTGGCCGGCACGATGGCGATCGTCGACCGCATCAAGGCCGCCTCGTCGCCGCTGCTGGGCATCATGGACGCGATCACCACCTACGGCGTGCAGCCCGCGCCCGGGCAGGACGCCTACGACTTCGCGCTGCTGCACCACGCGGCATGCCAGGCGCTGGTGGCGGCGGGTCCGCCCAACGGCACCGGGTGGAGCGCGCCACCGGTCTGCACCGAGCCGACGCGACCCGTCACGCACCGTGTCAAGGCCAACGGCACCGCGCTCGATCGGCCGGCCTACACGCTGATCAACGGCGTGCGCGGCACCACGGCCGTCGGTCGGGCGCTGGTGGGGCAGCCCTGCGACCTGAACAAGCCAACGCTGGCCAGCGGCGCGGACGTGTGGGCGCAGTTCGGCCCCGACTTCGTGGCGGGGCGCGTCGCCCTGTGCGCCAAGGCGGCGCCATGACCGGCAAGGCGAAGCCGCGCGAGCCGTTCGACGACGCCACGCTGCTCAAGCATGGCGTCAGCAGTTGGACGTCGCTCACGTTCGAGGAGCGCGTGCGCCTTCGGGACCTGAGGAGCAAGCGCTACCGGGAGAAGCAGATGAGGCTGCGCGACGGCAAGACCGACAAGCACAACCCGCCGCCACCGGACTACACGCCATGACCGCAAACGAGCCTGTGGCCTTCGCCGTGGTGTTCCTGGCCGACAGCGGCAACCCCGAGCGCGAGCGCGAGCGGGCCATCCTGTTCAAAGACCACGCGCGAGCCGACAAGTACGTGGGCGACCCGCTGAAACCACACGACGAGCCGATGCGCGTGCGGCCGCTGGTGTTTGGGGACGACGATGACGCGTGACGACCTGCGCGCCGCGCTGGCGCACCCCAACGTCCAGGCCTTCCTGCAGGTGATCCGCGCTGGCGAGGGCACGCTCGACGTGCTGGACGGCTACCGGCGCATGTTCACCGGGCCGCTGTTCGACTCGTTCGCGCAGCACCCGAACCAGATCCACCAGGCCGGCGCGCTGGCCAGCACCGCGGCGGGGGCGTACCAGTTCCTGCACCGCACTTGGCAGGCGCTGGTCGAGCAATACCACTTCGAGGACTTCAGCCCGCAGTGCCAGGACGAAGGCGCCGTCGCGCTGATCGCCGGCCGCGGCGCGCTGGCCGACGTGATGGCTGGCCAGCTCGGCGCGGCAATCGGCAAATGCAACCGCGAGTGGGCCAGCCTGCCGGGCAGCCCCTGGGGTCAGCCGACCCGCACGATGGCACAGGCCACCAAGACCTACACCCAGGCCGGCGGCACGCTGGCAGACCCGGCCGCCGCGCCGCAACACAAGGAGGCGCCAATGGCCCCGCTACTGCTACCCCTCGCCGGGGCGCTGATCGACATCTTCACCCCGCTCGCCCGCGAGAAGATCACCAAGGAGATGGCCCGCCACACCGACAAGCCCGAGGTCGCCGAGCAGATCGCCGCCGGCGTGATCGAGACCGCCAAGGTGCTGACCGGCAAGACCGACCCGATCGCCGCGGTCGCCGCGGTCAAGGACGGCGGCCCCGACCTGGTGGCCTCGGTGGAAGCGGACGCGCTGGCGCAGCTGGATCGGTTGTTGGGCGTGGTGGAGCGCGCCTACAAGATGGAGCGCGAGGACATCGCCGAAGCCCGGCGATACAACAGCGAGGAGCCGCTGTTCCTCGATACGCCTTGGTTGAAGCTGAAGTTCATTCATTTGCTGTCGCTGGTGTTCGTTGGCTTCAGCGGGACATTCGTGACGGTGAACTGGGCCAGCCTGACCGCCGAGCTGAGGGGCGCAGTCATCACGCTGATGGTGATCGCCGGCTGGAACGGGGTGCGCGACTACTGGATGTCGAGCAGCGCGGGCAGCACGCTCAAGACGCAGCTTCTGTCGACGCGCAAACAGGACGGCTGACCCGCCAGATCGACGCAGGCTCAACGATCGCCGCCCGGCTGCACCCTTGGTGCCAGCCGGGCGGCTTTTTGCGTTGTGGGGCCGCTATTCGGCTTGACCCCGCCGTGACCCCGGGCGTGGCACTTTCGTGGGGTCGGCCGGCGGCGCCAGGCGGGTGCTGTCATGGGCGATCAGACTGCGACAGGCTGCGTCCATCGCTTTCGAAATCCGGTGTACGGTTTCTACCGTACCGTGGGTTCGAATCCCACTCTCTCCGCCAGTTTTCATAGGTACATCAGCGCCATCACGCCGCCTTCGGGTGCTTGCCGCGCCCGGGTTTGTGACCCCGCGCTGACCCCAGGCGCGGCAGCCGGTCGACGGCGCGGCGAGCACTGTCCGCCATTCCCTGCCCTCAGAAGATGGGCGCGCTGCAGCGCTTGTTCACCACGGGTCATGATGGGTGTCTCCTTTGGTGGTTGTATTCGGGGCTTGGAGCCGAACAGCAGCCGGGCCCGCAGCACCTCGAAGCTGTACCCCCGACC